CACGCATTCGCGAAATTGGCAATTCGGGGAAACCGCCATGATTTACGCAGTTTGGAGATTGGACTATGACCAAAGGTCGACCGCCAAAGCCAAACGAACTCAAGCGAGCAATCGGCAACCCTGGTCATCGCGCTTTGCCTGAACTGGCAACTGTGGCAATCCTGCCAATGGCGCACAACATCCCTGATGCGCCGGTTGACCTTGGCCCTGAAGGGAAACAGGTTTGGCAGAACTGTTGGGCAATGGCCATCACTTGGCTTTCGCCTGATTCAGATGTTCAAGCAATCACAAATCTTTGCCGACTAGCTGATGACCTTCAGGCTGCTCGAAACAAATTCCATGCAACTCTCGACAATGCCGATGGCCGTCTGGTTGCAACTTTGTCCAAATCTTTCACCGATGCTTTGACGAGCCTCGGGTTTGATCCTGTTTCGCGATCTCGCCTAGGGGTAGCCGAAGTGAAACGAGTGAGCGCACTTGACCAACTCATCCAGCAACGCCAAGCCAAGGGTCGCTAAAAATCCACCACGCTGGCTGACGAAAGTTCCACCGGCAGACCTCAAGCGAAGTCACGGCGGAGATGTCGTTGCCTTTGCCGAAGCACTTTGCAAAATCACTAAAGATTCGATTGCTGGCAATGCCGGTCAACCGATGGTGTTCAGGCAATGGCAAAAGGACTTGACTCAACAACTGTTCGCAGTCAAAGCCGATGGCACTTATCGACACCGCACTGCACTGATTGGACTTCCACGCAAGAACGGGAAATCTGCCTGGCTTGCTGCGGTTGCCTTGGAACATCTTGTGTTCGGGCCGTCAGGTGGCGAAGTTTATTCATGCGCAGCTGACCGAGCGCAGGCCAAGATTGTCTTTGACACAGTCAAAGAGATGATTCGACTTCAGCCTGACTTGTCGGAATTTTTGCAAGTTTTTCGAGATGCAATTTTCAATCCGAAAAATGGCACGACCTATCGCGCACTATCTGCCGAGGCATTTACCAAAGAAGGTTTATCGCCAACGCTGGTCGCATTCGATGAAGTTCACGCTCAACCAAATCGCGAGCTGTGGGATGTTATGCAACTCGCGGCTGGTGCTAGAACTTCGCCAATGATGATTGGCATCACCACCGCCGGTGTCAAGGTCGATTCCAGTGGCCAAGATTCTCTATGCTTCGGGCTTTACGAATACGGCAAGAAGGTCGTTCTCGGCGAAGTCGATGACCCAACCTTTTTCATGTCGTGGTGGGAAGCACCTGAGGGCATGGATCACCGAGACCCAGCAACTTGGAAAACCGCCAACCCTGGCTTCGATGACATTGTTTCAGCTGACGATTTCGAGTCGGTTGTCAATCGTACGCCTGAGTCAGAGTTTCGGACAAAGCGTTGCAATCAGTGGGTGGCAACTTCCAGCACTTGGCTTCCGACTGGTGCATGGGATTCAGTGGCAGATTCCAACATCGATGTTCCAGATGGCTCGGACATTGTCCTCGCCTTCGATGGTTCATTCAACGGAGACTGCACCGCCATTGTCGGAGTGACAACTGGCGAAGTGCCTCATGTCTTTGTCGTTGACTGCTGGGAGAAACCTGACAACGAAGCAGCTGATTGGCAAGTGCCTGTTGTCGATGTCGAGCAGTCAATTCGAAGTGCCTGTCAACGCTGGCAAGTTCGAGAAATTGCCTGTGACCCTTATCGCTGGGCAAGGACATTCCAAGTCCTTGAGGATGAAGGCTTGCCTGTTGTCTTATTCCCACAGTCGGCCAGTCGCATGACACCGGCAACAACTCGATTCTTTGAGGCAGTGCTGAACCAGTCATTGACTCAAGATGGCGATGCCAGACTTGCTCGTCATGTTGGCAACGCAACTCTCAAGCAAGATGCAAGAGGTTCGCGCCTTGCGAAAGAATCTCGACACTCTCAACGCCGAATCGACTTGGCTGTTGCTTCAGTGATGGGAGTTGAGCGAGCAGCCTTCTGGGCTTCACAAGGAAACGGTTTGCCAATGGTCTTTGACCCTTGGTCACTTGATGAATTAGGGGATTTCAATGAATAAGTTTTTCACACTGTCAATCGTCACAACGGTTGTCGAAATTGCAGGGGCTTTTTCAATCACCTTTGGTGTCGGCAAATTGTTTGGTTTGTCGGCAGCACTAATCTTGGGCGGAGTCTTTGCAATGACATTTGCTTTCTTGGCGGATAGGGCATGAGTATTTTCCGCAGAGGTATCGGCGACGTAGTCGGCCGTTATCCTCAGTTCAATAACTATGTCGCGCCACTGTCGCAGCTCTACGGTCAGACCACTGTCAGCTCATCGGCTGGCGAACGGATTGACGAATGGACTGCGCTAGGGGTTTCCTCGGTGTTGTCTGCTGTCACTTTGCTGGCTGATTCGGTTGCTTCGCTTCCGCTTCGTGCCTATGAGGTTGACCCAGCTGGAACGCGCCGGTCAATCCCTGTTCCTCAGCTATTGTCTGACCCAGACCCAGCCTCGGGAACAAACTCATTCGAGTTCATTCACACAACGATGGCTTCGCTTGTCCTTCATGGCAATGCCTACATCCACATCGATCGTGACCGCTCAGGCAAGGCGATTGGCCTTGTGCCATTGCATCCATACCAAATGCAAGTGCTTCCAACTGGTGACCAAATCTCTCGAACCTATTTGCACTTAGGCAACGAGATTGACCAAGAGAACCTGCTCCACATCCGTACCTTCACACCGCCACAATCCTTGGTCGGCGTTTCGCCGTTAATCCAGTCGCGCAACCTTGTCGGGCTTTCGCTGGCAATGGATCGTCACTTGTCGCAGTTCTACGCAGAAGGCGGAACGCCTTCTGGCGTTCTGGAAACTTCACAGAAGTTGACACTTGACCAGGCACGCACCATTCAAGGCACTTGGGAAGCAACGCACCGCCGGCATCGCCGACCTGCTGTGTTGTCTGATGGAATTAAGTTCAATCCGATAACAACTTCCGCAGCTGATGCGCAGATGATTCAATCTCGCGAACAGTTGATTCGTGACATTGCTCGAATCTATCGAATCCCTTCACACTTAATTGGTGCGACTGGCGATAATCAGACTTATCAGAATGTTGAACAGGCATCATTGAACTTCTTGATTTTCACAGTCACTCCTTGGCTTCGCCGACTTGAGATTGCGCTGTCAAAGATTCTTGCGCCGAATATAGATGTTGTATTCGACTTCTCATCGCTATTGCGCTCAGACTCAATGACTCGCGCTCGCGTGAACATGATGAGCATTCAGGTTGGCGCAATGTCACCTAATGAGGCTCGTCAGACTTTCGGTCTTGAACCTTACGATGGCGGAGATGTATTTAATCAGGCTCTTACTGGCAATGTAACTGCTGGTGGGGATTTGCCTGAACTTGGTGTCGATGCTGATCCGAGTGCGCCGGTCATGGGAGTTCTTGACTAATGACTGAAACATTTCGACCACCGCAAGGGGTTCGCGATGAGGCTGCACGCGCGTTGACATGGATTGCTGACGGTAAGGCTGGTGCTGGTTTCACTGACACTGGTCGCGCTCGCGCTGCGCAACTTGCTCGCGGTGATGCGGTTTCAGCTGACACGATTTTGCGAATGTATTCATTCTTTGCTCGTCATCAAGTTGATAAGCAGGGGCAGGGTTTCAATGTTGGTGATGAAGGTTATCCGAGCGCAGGCCGAGTGGCTTGGGCTGCCTGGGGTGGCGATGCAGGATTCTCTTGGTCGTCAAAAATCCGCGAACAATTATCTGCCCGAGTGGCACAACTGGAAGGCGAAAGCATGGAATCTCGCGACATCGAGGAAACCGAAACGGTTTCGAACTTGCCCGAGGAATTGACGGAACTTCTTGGAACTGCGGTTCAGTTCTACTTCCGCGCACATGGTGCGCATTGGAATGTCAAAGGTGCTGACTTCAGCGAATACCACAAACTATTTCAAAAGATTTATGAAACCGCCTATGAACTCATTGACCCGATTGCTGAGAACTTGCGCAAGATTGGCGTTGTTGCCTGCTCAACTTTGACCGAGTTCGCTGCCTATGGTTATTTGCAAGATGCAACTCCTGGTCAAGACCCAATGGGACTTGCTCGCGACCTGCTCAATGCCAATGACATTTTCTTGGATCAGTTGGCAGATGTGTTCGATTGCGCCACTGCCTACAACCAGCAAGGCATCGCCAACTTCATTGCCGGTGCTATCGATGACCAAGCCTTTTACAAGTGGCAACTGACCGCTTCACTTGGTGAGGAAGTAACCCAGCCAGCGATTGACCCATTGGATGCGCAAGGCGTGGATGCTGACGATGTTGCCGAGGCAACAATGCCAGTGATGGAAATGAACTCAGCCGACATCGATGTTGAAACTGTTGAGGCTACTGATGAGGAACGCGCTGCCGCTGCCCGAATTGGTGAAGGTTCTTTTGTTTCATGGTCAAGCCCTAACGGTCGCGCTCGTGGCAAGGTCGAGAAAGTTATCACCAAAGGCCCTGTGACTTCCAGCACCGACTTCACACTTGAGGCAACTCCTGATTATCCAGTTTTTCAAATTCGTATTTACGAAGCAAAGGGCAATGGCTGGATTCCAAGTGATGTTGTGGTTGTCCACCGCAATGACCTTTTGACAGTAATCACTCCCCTACCTTCCCCACGATCTGAGGAGATTGACATGGAATCACGCAAATCTCGAATGGCTTCAGCTGAGCGAGTGACGATGGATTGCGAAGTTCGCGCATTGTCTACCGATTCGACTTCCCTGCGAATCGGTGGTTACGCTGCACAGTTCAACAAGGAAGCCACTGGCTTATCCTTCCGCGAAGTAATTGCGCCAGGCGCATTCACTCGCACTTTAGATTCAGGCGAGCCAGTGTTCTTGCTGGTCAACCACGACACCGACAATCTGCCACTGGCATCAACGCAGTCCGGCACAATGGCACTTCGCCAAGATGAAACTGGTCTTTGGATGGAAGCCGACCTTGACCCGAACAATCCTCGCGCTCAGGAACTTGCTTCGGCAGTTTCTCGCGGTGATGTTTCCAAGATGTCTTTTGCTTTCACTGTCGCACCTGGTGGCGATACTCGCGAGGCTGGCCTTCGCACATTAGAGGACTTGAACTTGTTTGAGGTTTCTGTTGTGACTTGGCCTGCCTACGATGCAACCACTGTCGGGATGCGTACTGCATCGGCAGAGGATGCTGAGGCTGAGGCTTTAGAACTTCGCAAGCGGATGTTGGACTTGAAACAAAAGTTCAGCAATTCAAAAAACCGATAACCCTAGATTTCCCCTGGCGCAACAATGCCCCGGCGGATTGCAATAACCCAACTATTCTCACAAGGAGATAAAATGTCATTACTTGACAACCTCAAAGAAGCTCGTTCAGCTGCTGCTGCCGATGCTGAGGCTTTACTTGCTGGCGAAGCAACCGCAGAATCACTTGATGCTGTTGAAGCACGCCAGTCAGAGATTGCCGACCTAGATAGCAAGATTGAAAGTGCAACCGCACTTGAAGCACGCACTGCCTCTATCAAAGAAGCACGCGCTGCCGAAGGTGTTAAGACTTTCGGTTCTGCTGTTGTAACTCGCGAAGCCATGACATACGACAAGGGTTCAGACAACTCTTTCGTTCGTGACATGATTGCAGCTCAGACTCGAAATGATTCGACTGCTTGGGAACGCCTAGCGCGTCACAATCAGGAGATGGCAGTTGAATCTCGCGACATTAGCCGCACCGATGGTGCTGGTGGAGATTTTGCAATTCCACTGTACCTCGTGAATGAGTACGCAGAATTTGCGCGTGCTGCACGAGTCACTGCAAACCTTGCAACGAACATGGCCTTGCCTGCATTTACGGACAACATTAATGTGCCGCAGATTACAACGGGTACTCGCACAGGCTTCCAAGCCGCCGACAACTCCAGCACCTACGCGCCAACCAGTCCTCGCGACATGGTCACTGGCACAGTATCTGCACCTGTTCGCACCATCTCTGGTTTCCAGAATGTTTCGATTCAGCTTGTTGAACAGTCACCAATCGCTGGCGGTCTTGACAAGTTAGTCTTTGGCGATCTAATGGCTGACTACGCACTTCAGTTGAACACTGTTGTTGCTGGTGCTTCTGCTGGTACTTCAAACGACCTAAAGGGCTTCACCGCACTTGGCACAGATACCACAAACGGCATTCCAACAACTTGGACTGAAGCAACTCCAAGCGCAACTGGTGGCTTGACTGCTATCACAAAGGCAATCTCACAGGTTGTGAATAACCGTTACCGCGATGTTGAAGCAATCATCATGTCTGCTTCAACTTGGTACTGGTTAGCATCACAGGTTGACGGCTCTAGCCGACCAATCATTGTGCCTACCGCTAACGGCCCATTTAACGCTGGCGGCGTTACAACTGCTCCAGGTGCTTCTGCTGGCTTAGTTGGAACAATTTACGGCGTGCCAGTTTATGTCGATGCAACCCTGAAAAACGCACAGGGAACAAACCAGTCACCAATCTTGGTTGGCAAGTTCTCCGATTCATACTTGTTTGAAAGTGGCGTTAAAACTCGCGTGCTTCCAGATGTTCTGTCTGCGAACCTAACCGTTCGTTTCCAGGTCTACGGATACGCAGCTCTTGCACACCGCTTCAACAAGGCTGTTTCTGCCATCACCGGCACTGGAACTGTTACGCCTTCAGGCTACTAATCTAAACAATGACAGTGGAGACCTTGGCAACAGGGTCTCCACTGCCATTTCCACAACTTCAAACTTTGTAGGGGTACAACATGGCAGGGATGAAAACCATTTTGCTCGAGGCAGTCATTGCTTTGCAAAAGGTAATCGATGCAAACGGCACTGTTGAACAAGTGCTGGAATTGCTCGACCACAATCAAGACTTCAAACTTCAAGATACCAAGCGTGAAACCCGATGAGGTCTCGCGAAACTGTCTGCATCGCAATTCCGCATGATGGCAACATCGATGCGCAACTGACTTTGGACTTGGTCTCGCTTATGCGCGAACGCCGACCAAGGCTTGACTCACTTCAAATGGTGCAAGGTCTGGGCCTTCTGGCTCGCACTCGCAACATCATCGTCAAGAACTTTCTTGATCAGTCAAATGCCGACTGGCTTCTGATGGTCGATTCCGACCAGACTTTGCCTGTCGATGTTTTTGATTTGCTCATTGAAACCGCGCACAAGGATGACCGACCAATCGTGGCTGGCCTTGTCTTTGCCGCTTTCTATGAGGACAATCTACTTCGACCAGTGCCGGCAATTTACAATTTGTCAGCTGATGGACAGATGTTGCCTATTGACGATTATCCAAAGAATGCCATCTTTGAGATTGACGGCGCAGGCACTGGTTGCTTGCTAGTTCATCGCACTGTCCTTCAGGCAATGCGTGAGAATGCCAGTCCGAACCAAGGCTCTGACTGGTGCTGGTTCTTTGACGGCGCACTTGATGGCCGATGGTTCAGCGAGGACTTATTGTTCTGCCGTAAGGCAACCGCGCTGGGCTTTCATATTTTTGCCAACTCGAGCGCAATCCTTGCTCATCACAAACAGTTCTGGCTCGATGAACGCCAGCACGATCAGTGGAAATCTGAAAATAAAATCTAATCTCTCGAGGGCAGCGAATACCCCTGCCGCTGTCCTCGAGTCTTATTTCAAGGAGTGTTGATGTCAACCAATTACCCTGGCGCATTGGATTCATTCGTGAACCCAACTGCAACTGACACGCTTGATTCGGCTACTGTTCCGCACGCTGCGCAACATGACAACATAAATGATGCAATGTCAGCTGTTCAAGTCACTCTCGGTGTCAATCCTCAGGGTGGTTCTGCCACTGTCGTTGCTCGATTGACTGCCCTGGATTCAAGCGTTGCCGGCAAAGCAGCAACCAATCAAACTTTCTTTATCGGAACAACTTCAACGACAATCAACCGTTCCTCAGCTTCTCAGTCTTTGACTGGGGTGAACATCGATGGCACAGCCAAAACCATCACCGATACAACTTTGCCAAGTGTGACCTCGGTTAATAGCACAACGATTCCAGCCTCTGCCAATTTATTGACCGATGCTTCAACCATCGCTGTCGCTAAAGGTGGCACTGGCGCAACTGCAACAACTGGCACTGCTGGCTCGAATGTTCTCTCAATTTCTCCTGCGCTAACTGGAACACCAACTGCTCCGACTGCGACAGTTGATACGAACACGACACAGATTGCTTCCACCGCTTTTGTGCTTGGTCAAGCTTCAGCTGCAACACCAGCGATGGATGGCACTGCTGCGGTTGGAACTTCAACTCGTTACGCTCGCGCAGATCATGTGCATGGCACTGACACGAGCAAGGCATCTCTGGCAACTTCCAACACTTTCACCACCGGAACTCAAATCATTGCGACTGGCGCGGATGGCACTGTTGGTCTTAGAGTCAAACGCAATAGCCCAACACAATCAGCAAACATTTTTGAAGTTACACAGTCTGATGGCACAACTATTCTCGCCAAGATTGACAGTTCTGGCTTAATCACTTCGGCAGGCTTGACCTTAACAGGCACAAGCACATTGCTTCTGGGTTCTGCTGGCTCTACTGCTGGCAACATAGTATTCGCCACCACTGGCGGAACTCAATCTCTAATCGCTGGCACTGGCGCAACTGGCTCACAGACCTTGCCTTCAACTGCTGGAACTTTGCTCAACAGCGCAACCACTTCGATTCCGACTGTGACAACGGCCAACGGATTGACAAGCGCAACCAGTCTGGCATCTGTCGGAACTATTACTTCAGGCACTTGGAACGCAACCGCGATTGACATCTCCAAAGGTGGCACTAACACTATCTATGGCAACAACCTTGTCGGAAGTTCTGTCATCGTTACTGATCGCGCAAAGGCTGCAACTGAGCCAACGATTGAAGCCGCTTTCTGGAATGCTGGCGCAACTGCTGCCAATTATTTCGCAGTGGACAAGGCGAGCCTTTACTATGTTGAAGGTGTTCT